ACATTAAACATTATACCTTTATTTACATTATTAAATACTAAAGAAACTAATTTTGTCATATGATTAAACATTTCATCATGAGTCATGTTTAATTTCTCAGTAAAAACTCCATTCATTACTGCACAATCTAATTTTGGTAGTGCCCACTCTTCTTGTAGAATATCAATATTATGAAAAGTAGTTAAAGGATGTTTTTCAACACATCTATAAAACATAGGTTTTGATAACTCTAAACCTTCGTAATAATAATCTTTATCTTCTTGTATTAAATACTCATAGTAATGAGCTAATCCACAACCAAAATCTAAAATAGATCTACCATTACAGTGTTCTACGCCTTCAGTCATAATTCTATATCTAGTAGTAGCATCTAACTTATTTGGCCAGTCTACCCCTAGATGAGAGTCGCCATGTTGTTCATAACAACTTTCATAATACTTAACAATATCTTTATAACTCATTTTTATGTCTTTGTTCTATTTCACATACAATTTGCCACTGCCTAGAAGTTAGTTGCGGATGCTTTTGTTGAGCTTTTATACATCCGAGTATAAAACTTCTCTCTTTATCTGTCAATTCTTTATCTTCAAGAAATGTTCGTAATTCTTTTCTAATCCTTCGAGTCGTCATTTTTTACGATACCGCCTATATTAATTTCATTTGTATCTGGTATATTATAAATAAAAGGATCAACTTTCATTATTTCTTTTTTCTTTGTTTGAAACTCTTTTTCAAACTTCCAATCATCATATTTATCTCTAACCCACTTCAGCATAGGGATTCTCCTTAGGTGTTAAACACAGCGTGACTCTATACTCATCGCTTAAGTTCATTATGCGATGTTTTACACCGCTCTTAATTAAATAACTATATCCTTCTCTATAGTTATATTTTTTATCGTTTTCAAATTCTATAAAGCTATTTGAAGTAGATATAGAAGTTATAATACTATTAGCATAAATATCTGTTTGAGTTTGATCTACATGCCAAGGTATTTGGTTTCTAGGCATAAGAATAGATAGATATAAATGTTCTATATCTTTTATTGCAGTATGTTTTTTACATGTAGTTACCCATCTTACGATATTTGGAAAGTGTTTTATCATAGGAGAGGTATCACCTTTTGTTATAATATCAAAAGATTTCCAAGCATGATGACCATATCTTTCACTAAATAAATGATGTCCCATAGTAAAAAAAGAGATTATCTTTTTTAAATCTCCTTTATCTATTTTAGGAAGTGGTATCTGCTTGCAATTTGTCAAAAGACATTCTCCTATTTTTTAGTAGCGGTAAAAAAGGTATAGCACTTTGTTCAAAAATGATAGGATCAGCATTGTCTATAGTCATAACAATAGCTATATCTTGAATACCAGTACCATACATTTCATTATGTGCTATAGCATAAGCACAACCTTGAATATAGTAATCAGTAATTTGTTTATTACTTTTCTTTTTCTTTGAAGTTTTAAAATCTATAATAGTAGGTTTTCCACGCCAAATGCCTACCATATCAGTTCTGCCAGCATATTTATATTTATTAGACCATAAAACTTGTTCTTGTCCCCAAATCTCTTCTACACCTTTTTCAGTAGCACGAACTAAGTCACGACTCATCTGAATAACATCTACAGCTTCTTTATATAATTCATCCCATATATCTTCACCATTAAAATGACGTTCAGCATACTCATGTACTAAAGTTCCTCTATCAGTAGCTACTTTAGATACACGAGCAGCTTCTTCTTCACCTACTCGTTCTTTCCATTTTAAAAGCCATGTTTGATCAGAAGTCTTTCCTAGTATTGTAGTAATACTAGGATAAGAACCATCAGGAGTATGGTATGTTCTACCTGTAGGCAGAGTATCAGTAGCACAATTCGTTGTATAACTGTATTTCTTTGAGGTCGTCCACGGTATTGACAATTGGTTTTCCTTTACCATTTAAACTTGTATTTATTAGAATAGAGTGACCATTATTCTTACATTGGTCTAATATGCGCCATAAAAAGAGATTAGATGTTTGATCAACAACCTGTAATCTAGCAGAATTATCATAGGTAACAAATGGACCTTTTTTGATCTTAGCTATATGTAACATATAGGGACAAGATTTAGTTATATCAAACCAGTCTGAAGTTTCTTCTCTCTGACATATAGGAGCATAAGGTCTCCATGAATCTTCATCTCTATTCTTAATTTTATTTAACTTCTTAATATTATCATCAGTTGGCAAACATAGCAAACTACGATTTCCTAAAGCTCTAGGTCCAAATTCAGATGGCCCCTCAATAACTGCAACTATTTTTCCTTTTAAAATTTTACTAGCATAATCATTAGCGTGTAATCCTCTACTGTCATTAACACCTAAATAAGGTGTATAATGTATTGGACGTTCAAGTAATGCAGCTGCTCCTAGTGCACATCCTGCATCACCTGCAGCAGGTTGGATTGCTATATCATCAAACTTAGTCCATTTTAATATTTCAGTGTTAGCTACACAGTTTAAAGCTACACCACCTGCATAGGCAAGTTTAGTCATACCAGTTTCTTGTTGTAGCCAACTAGCCATATTAGCAATAATTGTTTGAGTAACATGTTGAACAGATGCCGCTATATCCCAATCTAAAACTCCATAACCTACACCACGTTCTAAATCCTGTAAAACTGTATAATTAGCTTTATAGTCATAGTGTAAAATATTATCTCTAATATACTTTGACCACTTAGGAGTGCCATAAGCTGCTGCAGCCATAACTTGTGACTCATCAGATAGTGGTTGTAGTCCTAAAAATCTAGTTGCAGAACTATAAAATAATCCTAATGAGTTAGGATAACGCATACGTTTTAACCATGTAAATTTACCATTAGAATACACTCCTAAAGAAGTAGAAAATTTATTTCCTACAGTGTCTATTACCATGACTGCACATTCTTGCCAGTCTGTAGTAATAATTGAACTCATAGCATGAGATTCATGGTGATCTACTAATACAGGTTTTGCTTTACTAACTTTTTTAATATCTCTTTTAAATCTTTTATAAGTAGTTTCCTCATAGAACACAGCATAATCAAAATCTTCATAAGCATTTTTTAACCAATCAATAGTATTAATTGGGAAATTATTATCATATTTATTACGAGAAAAACGTTCTTCATGGGATGCTCCCATGATTATATTGTCTTTTATACTTGCGGCTGCACTATCGTGATGATAGCAGCTTACTCCTAGTATGTTCATCAAAGTACCTTTTAAATATTGAGGTTAAGTCTGTTTTATTTTTAGTTGAGTAGTTAGGTGTATCTATAAAGTCTACAAATGCCCATCTGTAATTATCCACTACAGGTTGTATTCTATGAACCATAAAACATGGAAATAATACTGTTTTTCCTGGTTTAGGGTATATTCTTGCTATAATATTATCAGGTTCAGGAGCAGAAAAATCTGTTTCTTGTACTCTATCACCTTTAGGACTCCAGCTACCTATTTCAAAAGGTTTTCCATCTGTTAGATATATCATATGAGTCCAGAATCGTCCCGGCCTAGAAGTAGTTAATCTATTCTCAGCAAAATCTAGATTATCAAAATGCCAGTCATAACCTTCTCCAGGTTTTAAAAGTATAGCTGTCTTACCAGCAAAATCACATCTCCATTGATGAGCATGTTTGATGTAGTTTGTTGTGCAGTATTTTACAATTTTATCTGCTTTTTTTGCTATCTCATCTGAAAATCCGATTTCAACTGCGTCGTTCCACTCATCTGCAATGTAATCTTCCATCTTTCAAATACCTCCGAAGCTAGTCTTAATGAAAAATAATTATGTCCATGTTGATTTATATGACCTCTTCCATCTGCATAATTTTTAGCTAAATCTCTTAAGTAGTATTCCCATACACAGGGATGATCTTTTATCATAGGTTGTTCTATAATATTAGGTCTATATATAGGAATCAACATTAAATTTTCAACAGTAGCTTCACCTAATACTGCTTTTACAAAAAGTGAATTAGTTCTATTATACCAAGCCATACGTGTAATTTTTTTAAACCATATATCTTGTACTAACTTTCCCCATATATCACCCGACCCCCATCCATAAGGAAGTAAATAATCTCCATTAGCTCTAGGATCGGCTCTGTGATGATGACCTACTAACCAAATAACTTTAAAACGATTGACAAGATTATTCTCTATGATATAATTAGCCTGAGCATCCAAAGTTATTCCTGCTTCTTCATAACGATTCTTTAAACCTAATTGGTCAAAAGCGGGTATAGGTGCTTCATCACTTGGTATTGACCAAGAGTTTCCTACTACAAAGATTTCTTTATTTATGTTCATAATTACCTGTGGAGATAGTTTTACACAAGGAGAAGGTCTTGAAAAACAAACTCAAGCCTATCCTTATCTGTTAGATTCTACTGTTAAAAATTTAGCGCAAAGTGGCGCTTCCGAATATCTTATTACAACACAAATTGAACAAGCTGTCAAGATAAAACCTGATTTGATTATTGTAGGACATACTAGTGAATATAGATGGGAAGTATGGGATGCTCGAAATGAATGTCAACAAGGATTTATAATAGCTAACCATATTTTAAGAAATGAAAAATACTATAGAAATTGGATACTATCTGAACAAATACTAAGTAATACTAGAAATACTAAAGAACATAAAGCTGCATGGCATGCAGCCGGTATGTTATACTTTTCAGAAACTACACTAGTACAACGTCTATGGAGTGGCGCAGTATCTAAACAAATACTACTTGCACAAAGAGCTAATATACCTATGATTCATCATTGTTGTTTTCCTCACCTACAACCACTATTAGAAGAATTAACAGATGATTATATAGATTTTCATTTAGATTTAGAAAAACATAAAGATATGGCCCCTGACAATTCTCATGCAGGAGCCTCTAGTCATAGGAAACTAGCTAATATGATTATGGATAAAATTAGCTAGAGCTTTAGTTGCTTTTCTATTGGGATGAACTTGATCAGTAGCTGAAGCAAAATGTTCAGGATGGTCTTTCCAAAAATTATGTTTGTGTTCCCAGAGTTCCCAGAGTTTCATTGAACCTTTTTTATCACCATCTGAATATTTTTCAAAATGGGTATAGTCTCCAAAAATAGTGGTATCTTTAAAATCAGGATAGAAAAACTCAGTAATACTAGGAATCTTGAAATAACAATCAAAGTCAGGTTCAATTTTTTCTATACCACCCAACAATATTAATTTATGTTTATATTGTTCTAGTATGTTATATTCCATTTCCTTAACTAATTTAATTTTTTCAAATAAATCAGTAGTAGTGTATGCTCTATGATGTTCTGGAGTTAAGTGTTTAAAGTCTCGTGTAGCACAAGTCTTAACATATATAACAAAATCAAACCCCATTTCATGAGTCATTAGGCAATTTAAAGACACAAAATCACCCCAGCCAGGATTAGCAGCATGTGCTACTTCATGACCTAACTCTCGTAAGTATCTAGACATAGAATATTTTTCAGCAAAAGCTCTAGTCTCTTCGGGAGTGAGAGTAGGATCCCACTCCCCTGCTGACCACGAATCGCCTGTGACCATTATTCTAGACATTTACATACACGCTGCTACATAATCTTTAATTTCTTCCCACTTGTCTTCCTCTTCTTGTAAATTCTCTTTACGAACAATGGTAGCAATTTTAGTAATAGTTGCTACAGGAATTTCATATTCTGTTTTAATATCTTTTTTAAGTTCATTAATAGATTCTCGGATTGCTTCTCCTTGAATCATCAAATCTACAATACGTGAGATTTCTTTACGTAATTCTGCTTTTAGTGCTACTTCCATTTGTTTTCCTTTATGGTTGTTCAGTTACAATAGTTAAAAATAGTTTATTTTGTAGTTCTTTATTAGCAAAATGACAAGAACTATGTATTACAGATCTGTCAAAAGATATTAAAGATTGAGGTTCCCACTTTGCTGCAAGCTCTACTGAAAATCCCCATAGCGCCTCATAATCAATATGAGTAAGATAATTATTATAATCTTCTTTTGACAAATATGCATCTCTTAAATTAAATATATCACTGTTTTCATAGTCAGTAACTGTAATATGACTTGGTGTGTCAAACGATTCATCAGAAGATGTATCGACACCTCGTTGAAATCTGGCTTGGCAACCACTCCATCTTTGATCAAAAAGCATACTATAAATATCTAAAGATTTGTCCCAGTGTAAAGGTATAATAATTTGTTTATATACTTTACTTTGAGGATCTTTACCACTATCAGTGTGTAAACGATATGGTCCTAAAGTTATATTAAATTTTCCACCTATCATTTTATAATCACCAATACATTTTGTAAGTACTGGATCTAGTATTTCTTTAGCTCCTGTATCCCAAGATACAGGGGCGCTACAAGCAGTAGCAGTTTCTCCAGGATTAGGTCTTCGTTTAGCTAGTGTATGTTCAAAATCTGCAATATTAAGAGAGTCATCAAACATTTTATAATTTGCAACTCCAGAACCAGCTTTAGGAGCTTTTTTAAAAAGATTTATAAGTTCTTTAGTTTCATCTTTAGAAAATACATTTTTATGAACCTTAGAAGGTTCCCAACTAGCTATAATTGCATCTTCTATTTCTTTAGGTCTCCTACTAAAATGTTTGTACATTAAAGTCTCCTTTCTAATTGTTCATAACAATAGTGAAAAGCATCTGAATACTGTCTTAAATAATCTTGACGCTCAGTAATCCATCTGTAACTTGTAATACATACTTCTTTAGCGCATAAATCATAAGCATTAGAACATATATTTTTTTGACTAGTGTACCAGTAGAATCGTTCTGTATCTATATTACATAAAGG